TGAACTGCGACTAGACTATAGTTAAGTCATGGAAGGAAACAAGAGACACTTCTAAAGGCCCAGGCCACTGTACCATTAGGCTATACTTTGACAACTGAAAGGCAAAGCACCGTTGCAGTGAATACGTGTAACGCGTATGAGTGGTAACACTCGACTTGCAGAGACGGTGCTCACAGTGTAGTATGCTGTGATAGTCCCATTAGTTCCACGTGGAACTGTAAGAAGATAAGACAGTATGTATCAATCTTCATGGGACTATCACAGCGTATTGACGCTGTATAAGGAGAAAACAAACATGGGTCAAGAAACGAATGTATCTGAATTGAAGTCAGTAAAAGTGACTGACTCCAGCGTGACACTGCCGACGGAATTCAATCCGCTGATAGTGTTGAATGAACGTCAGCGCATTGCGCTTGCTGCTAAATGGGGCGCATTGAAACAGGCCGAACGTGACGCATATGTAGAGTTTAGCTCTACAGGCGTTACAGATAGCGCTACACTCTATGTTATCGCTTCAATCCTCACTGAAGCGAACAACAAGATTTTCAGTGACAGCCGCGGCGAGTATCTAGGTATCATGCAACAGTGGTATCAGGCACTCACTAGCTCAGAATCCTCGATTAAGAAGTATGGCGAAGAGGAACTGAGCAAGCTGTCCGATAAAACTACTGGCGCACAGCAACTTACACTGTTGAGTGCTCTTAAGGCCAAGTTGCTTGCTAACCGTACATTTCTACCAGAGCCGGTGGAGAAGAGTTTCCGCGCACTGTGTAGGTTCTACGGCTTTGACCTCAACATGGTCAAGTAACACAATGCCGGCGGCCACGACAGCATGTGCAGAATAGGAGTGCAGGGAGCAATCCCTGTGTTCCTATTCTGCGTGTGCAGCGTGGGTATATGTACTCTCTCTCTGCACACTCTGTTCTCTCTCTCGTACTACAATGTATGGGGGGTATTCCGGTACCCCCTGTAAAACAATGATTCGATTGACTTTAACCTCTTACCCTATGGATGCGTCGGAAAAATTGACACGCGATGAGGGCGAAAAGGCGTTTTGCGAAAATGGCCTTTTGCACAAATTCGTTTAAGAAAAGTTTCTCTTAGTAAAAAAAAAAAAAAAAAAAAAAAAAAAATAATAATATACTAAGAAAGAAAAAGAACAAGAACAGAAAAAGAGAACAAGTAAAACTTTCTCTCTCCAAGTGTGAGATGCGAAGACGGCGACGCCACGGCATGAGCGGGCGCATCGCGGGTCAAAAATTCCGACGTATGTATAGGGGTGGAGGTTAAACCCCATCGAATGAGCGACATAGAGGGGGTAGTCGATAACCCCCCTCCCATCTTAATGCCTTGACAACATACTCTCTAAGGCGTATGATAAAGAGAGTTGGGAAGGGGTAAGTTTAGATGGTAGACAGAACACAGTTTCCAGAATTCCAGGAGTATGTACAAGCATTGCTATTATATAAGCAAATCAAGAGTGCGTATCCGAAGTTTTTAGAGCGTTTTGGACACTGGCGAACGTCTAAAAATCCTCTTGAGCGTGCTAAGTTTTATGATGAAAAAGCAAAGAATTCGCAAGTGTGTAAGGATTTCTATGCTATGAAAAAGCGTTACAAGGAAACTATCGCGCGTGCTGAACTTGAAGCGAGGGGTTATAATCTCTCTGCTACGGCTCTTGCTGAGATTGCTGCTATTGAGATACCTGTGTCAATGCAGGATATTATCAATAGCGATAAGATTGTAGCAAGGGAAGCTACGCATCTGCTTAATCCTGATGTTAGGAGAACTCTCAGAGAGATTGCTATTCGTGATGGTTTAGAGATTAAGCCTGAATGGATGGAGACTCCAGAAGAACTCGCGCAAGCATCAGAGAACGAGTTTAGTTTTAATCCTGATGTATCTTCAGGTATTGAAGCTGAGTCTGAGTTTGACAACGGATTTGATAAGCTGTAGAAAGGAGAAACCAATGTACACGATTATGAGTTTAGTTCTGTCAGGATTAGGTATTACCGCACTAATCTTTGGATTGCTCGTATGGAATTATGAGCGAAAGCGGAAAAAGGCAGCGCAAGAACGTGCTGAGAATCGTGAGGCTGCTAGACGGATTGAAGCTGGCAGAAAACTTAACGAGGAATCTCACGGCGACGGATTTGAGTACAGAGATTAACAACCCGGCAGACTTGCTCTGCCATAGCCGCTGCGTCGGATGATATGCAATACGCTGTGCTGACAGAATTCAGCCATCCTCAACACGAGCATATACCTAGTCTCCAGCGGCTATGGGAGCGCAAGATGCTCTAAAAAGGAGAAAACACCGTGGCAAAGTTTTTGTACAAACTTACCGATGAGTTTGGTAGCACCAAAAACAATACTCACTGGAGCGAAGGAATTAAGCATGAGATTGCAAAAGAGCTAAGAGATAGTACTAAACCTCTATGTTCAAAGCATTACCTTCATGCTTACGAAAATCCACTTGTAGCTGTGTTTATGAATAACCGCCACGCAAAATTTTCTAAGCCTCGTCTATGGTTAGCTACAGGATGGGTAAGCAAAAGAGACGGTCAACTAAAGTGTGGCTGTTTCTCTCTCAAGATAATCAAAGAAATCCAACTTCCAAAACTTACAGTAGCTCAGAGAGTGAGAACAGCTATTTACTGCGCTCTTTCTCACCCAGTCTCGAACAATTTTCATACTTGGGCAGTTGATTGGCTAAGTGGGAAAGATCGAACAAGAGCTGCTGCTGCTTATGCTGCTGCTTATGATGCTGCTGCTGCTTATGCTGCTGCTGCTGCTGATGCTGCTGCTTATGCTGCTGCTGATGCTGCTGCTTATGCTACTGCTTCTGCTGCTTCTGCTGCTTATGCTGCTTATGCTGCTTATGCTCCTATTAACCTTATCGAAATTATCAAACGCTCTATCAAAGAAGAGGTGGCTTTATGAAAGACGAATGGTATCTCAAGCATGAAAGATTCATCTATCGTGCAGGCTTCACAGTTATGATTATAGCTGTGTTTATGCTTGTAGCGTGGTAACATTCTCACCGGCGACCTTGTCGCCACGGGAGGTAAAACAAATGAGATTCAACGATACATGGTCTTGGTTGATTGCTATAGGCTTAGCTGTAGTGGGATTCACTATCGGCTATGTCTTTGGATAGTTTAACGTAGCATAACTCACAGATGTTGTCGGAGGTAAAACACATGCAAGCAATTGATGATATATCCACAATCACAGAAGAAAACGAATCTTCTGCTGGACTCTTCTCTCCTACAGGTAAAGCTGCACATACAGCATATGTAACCTGTGCGAGCCGACGCCGACCAATGGATACGTCTGAGTATGCTCAAGCACACGGCACACTCCATCGTCTCGGTTCAAAAACCTCAAAGCGTGCGCGCAAGCAAGCAGCGCAAGCAGCATAGTAATAAGAGAACTTCGGTTCTCCAGAGCACATCTAGCCTGTTATAACAAGTGGTAATAAGTCTCTTCTTCGCGAGCTGTTATAACGACATCCACGTAGATGTGCTCTGGAGAGCTAAAGGCTCTAAAAGGAGAATCACAATGTATGTAATCACAGAAGAAGGAAGAATTTACGAAGGTCTAGCTCTCACTCCTGAGGAAGCTAAAATTTTCGAGGAGTTAGGAGAGAGTGGAGAATTCAGCGCTCATACTAGCGGCTATATCTCTCAGAGTGATAGTCGTAAACTAGCCGCTTACCTATGCTCAAACTTCATTCTTGTGCGTAGAAAAACGCTTGTACAAGAACCTGAGATGGACTCAATAGAGCCTGATTTTATACCTGAGTCTTACTCTTACGATGAGCTAACTGCCAAAGACTCTACAATCGCTGAAAACTTCCCCGGCATTGCCGGTGCCTGAGTTTCATAGAAGCGTAGCAGAGGCATTATAAGAAATAACTTCTTACTCTCCTCTGCTACGCTATACATGAACCTTATTTCTGTAGGGTGCAGTGGCGTACAAGCTCTATAACTCTTCTACCAGTTATAGTTATAGAGTTTGCTGAGCAGCATAGCAAACTAACCTTCTTTGCTATAATGCTCCTGCACCCTACAGAGCTAAGGCTCTAAAAGGAGAATGTGACATGAGAAAATTGAAAGCAAGAGAAAAACTGCCGCTAAGTGTGATTCCAGACGAGTTGCAGAGCAGACTTGTTCTTGATCTTGTCTATGCAAATGACAACGCTTTTGGAGATTCTGAGATCATCGAAATTGTGGATGATTTTATTGATAAAGTTCGCAAAATTGTGCGATTGCGAAAGTGCTGAAAACGCGCTAAATAGCTTGAAAATCAGCTCTTTAGCCCTTGACAACCGACGCCGAAAGGCGTATCATTTGAGAATAGGAGAGCATAACATGGCAGATGTAGTAGTTAAATCGCTACCAGTAAAAACGAATTCAGAGCCTACGTTTCCTCAGCAAATTGAGGTCACATTCACACTCAAGCTCACCGTAAACGATCAAAAAGAGCGTGACTCCTGGCTTGTGCCAGGAACAACCAGTGCAGCTCTGGACGCTATTGCTGATGTTATGGACATTTTTTGCTGCAACACAGAATTTCTTATTGAATATGTGAACAATCTCACTTATGCACAGATTCAGAAAGCTCTGTCAGATCGCGAAGTCTAACGTAATAAGTGGGATGCGCATACTTTACCACGCATACAATCTCATACGAAAGGAGAAACTCTAATGTACGAACTCAAAGAGGAAGACAAAGCTAAAGATGAGAGTCTTCGTGTTAAGTATAACGAAGCTCACGAAAACAAAGACAAAAAACTAGCCGAAGCTCTGCTTCGTGAAAGACTCAAGCTAATTGGTTTAGCTTGAGTCTAAATCTCACACACTATAGATGTGAGGTGTATTCTTTAGGACAGAGTCTGGAAAGAGACTCTTGGTCCCCATGAACACGACAGGCAGCGAAGAAATGTGATAGAACCTCTTTCTTCTCGGACATCCTGCTCCTCTGAGTCATGTGGTCATTCTCCTCTCTTCCACTCTGTCCTAAAGAGTACATGAGCCAAGGCTCTACTCTAACTCTCCTTTAATGGAGAATATGTCTTACCAAAGGAGTACTACAAATGACAGATGTAAACGTAACGGAGCAGGCGGGTGCGCTGACTCAGGAAAAGCTCACCTATCGCAAGTTTGTCAAGCTCGGAACCGATGCCGACGGCAAGACTACCATCGAGAAGAAGGCTGTAAAATCTGAGTCCGACAAAAAGGAGTCTGATAAACTGGACGATGGCACGCCTAATCCTCACGCTGGCGTTGCAGTGTCATGGACTGGGCCTGCTAAGGAAGGTCTTACGCTCTTCAACGAGAATGAGTTTATCCGCTATCAGGTCAAGTCTTGGGCTGGCGCGGAAACGCTGATTCCCGATGAAGCACAACGTGTCTACATCTTCCAGTATGGTCTCAATGCAATCCAAACTGCCCGCGCTATCGGTTTTATGGATGAGGTCAAGGAAGAAGCCGGTGAGCCGACTCCTGTACATGACGGCGAGACTATTGATCTCGCTGCTGCCATCAATGAGCCTCCCACTCGGAAGTCTACCTCTGACATTGACAAGCTCATCAAGCAGCTCAATGCTATGGGTGTTCCGGCGGATAAGCAGGCGGATTTCTTGGCGCTGTTGCTGGCTACGCAGACCGAAGCTCCGGCTGAAGCTGCGGAGTAAGAATAGGATTGTAGCACTTTGCTGAAATACAGCATACGGAGTAATGTTTACAACGGGGCATTACTCCGTAGCTTTTTATAAGAGTAGCAGTATGAGCATCCTGTGAACCGCGCGGTAAGCAGGTGGACATACGTTTAGATAGCTTCTGGTTTAGCGGCCAGATGGTCTAAAAGATTGTTGGTTCGACTCCAACCTACTCTTACTATGGTCCCATAGACAAGCCTTCTCGTGGCGGGACTGAGCTTATACTAATTGTCTACTTGGTCATTACTATGACCACAACAGAGCGAGTATCTACAGGGTGAAGCCTGGATGCAGATTGAGAAGCTCAGTTCTCAGCTCGCTCTATAACCTAACCACCACTCACATTCTTAGCAGCGTCGCTGCGGGAAGGTTACAGGGTACGTGTATGTATGTGTACTACGAACACCACAAAGACGCCTCTGGCAAAATTGTGCTCACAGAGCTAGTTCTCTCTTCTTGGAAAGACGGAAGACTTGGGATTAACTTTGGTAGCAAGATAGAGAGTATGATCTTTGAGATTTGTAAACTCGCTCTCAAGTACGCTCCAGTGGCACAGAGAAGCTATGAGCCAGCTACAAATGTTTGGAGCTACTTTGACGAGTGGGGTCAATTCACTCTCATGCGTTTAGTTTCTGTCACGGATTCCATTGCACAAAAAGTCACACTCATTGAGGTTCAAGATTTAGCAGCACAGGCTGTGAATAAGCGAATTGATCTCTCTGGTAAGCGTGTGCGACCGGAAGATTTCTTCTATAACTACGGCAAACCCGTAGCACAAGCTGTGATGACAAAAGAGACTCTGGAGCAAAAGCTGAAGCAGCTTCTAGGTGATACGATTGACAAATCCGCCTATCGCCGTGCTGCGTTGAAGTATCATCCTGATCGTAATAACGGCGATGGCTCTAAAATGGCTGAGTTAAACTCACTCTGGAGTGTGTATAATGCCTGAACTTGAAGATGGATTCTATGAACCAACTCCAAGAAATAGAATGGTAATAGTGCCGATAGCTTTAAGCAACGCGATATATAAAGCTATCGACGAACAATTGGCTATTTACCCAGAAGCGATGGCAGATAGAGAAGTGTTTTATGACAATCTGCTTTGCTTCTATGATGATAATGGTTATGTACCAGAGTTTGTTCTAGCAAGGAAAGATGGTTAAGGAGAATAACAATGGGCTTTCAAATTCAGAATCCTAAAAACGCCGTAGACGCCAAGCGAGCAGCTATCGAAGCTCGTAAGGCATCCACGGCTCCAGCAGGGACGAATCCTAGTGCAATCGTGCGCTATATTCCACCCGGCGAGTGTCCAGATCGGAATCGTATTGTGTTTGATGATTCCGGTTCTATGGGCGGGCATATTGAGGATGCGAAACGTGGGATGATCGAATACCTGCGGAATTGTATTCTCAATCAAACCTCTGTAGCGATTCATTTTATGAACTCTACAGCGTGTGATACACAGCTTGAGAGTAATCTCTTGAAGCTCGCTGCGGATATTCGTGAGATGAATCTACGGAGTGGTGGAACACCATTCTTTAACACTCTCAAGAAAGCTCTTGAAGCTACGCCCACGCTGACTCGGCTGATCGCTTTTACTGATGGCTCGCCGACGGATATGCTGAGCGCGGAAGAATCTACTGAAATGTCCTTTAGCTGGGACACAAGTTCTGCTTGGACCTCCAGCGCCGATGTTATTATTAAGATTGCTTCATCCACTGGCGTTGGTATTCCAATTGACACTGTATATTTTGGCGAAGGCAACGAAGACAGACGAGAGATTGTGCTTCTAAAGTACCTCTCCTCCAAAACAGGCGGCTACTTTCTGCACTTCGATCCTGCTAAGGTAAACTTCGCGCAAGCGTTCAAGTATCTTGCGCCGGTCAATCGCTTGATGCTTGCATCTGCTAGTTTCAGAGCACAAGTAGAAAGCGGAGCACAGAAATGATGCTTCCCTCAGAAGCAGCACAAAAACAATCCGAACTCCTAGCACAATACAGCCCACTCATTCAGCATCAGGTCACGACGCTGACGAGAAAGCTCTTTGTCCTAGGTTTCGGCGCACTCTTCTCCCGTATGGTAGAAGGTCCAGTAGTACGAATCTTCTACTTTAAACCTCTAGGAGAACCTAAGTTCTCCAGCATCCTCAACAAAGAAGAAGAATTTGCCGGCTCTCTCGCTGTAGAATCTGTTCGTGTAGAACGCGCTCTCGGCGAAGTTGCTATCTCTGTTCCGCGTGCAGACCGTCAAACCATACAGTTTGATGCTTGTCTGCATAAAATGATGACCTCGGAGCTTACTCGTGGAATGGCGCTGCCTCTGTTGCTAGGCCAGTCCACCATAGGAGAACATCTCTATGCTGATCTTGCTCAACAGCCGCATTTACTGGTTGCGGGAGCTACTAACTCAGGGAAAAGCGTATTCACCGCGCAGCTTATTTGCTCGCTTTCTCTGTTTCGCGCTCCAGAAGAGCTTGAGTTTATCCTTGTGGATACTAAGAATCTTGATCTCGTATTGTTCAAGGGACTTGAGCACGTTAAATATGTACTCAACAACATTTCTGACCTCAGAGCCGCACTTACGGTTCTGCTTGAGGATGTTAGACTACGAAACGCTCAAATGAGTGGGTTGGCGAGGAATATTGGAGAGTGGAATCAGCTTTATAAAGATTGTGGTTATCTGGAGGAGACATCTCCTGAGAAACTACGCTCTGTTCAGATGATGAAGTACAAAATCCTCATCATCGACGAGCTTGCGGATGTGCTAGATCAGGATAACGCTTTTCTAGCAATGATCGAGCGTAAGATGCGTCCACCGTCAATACACTCACTCTTGAAAACAATCGCACAAATCTCCAGGGCCGCTGGAGTACATTTGATTCTTGCTACTCAACGGCCTTCAGTCAAAGTAATCTCCGGGGATATTAAAGCAAACTTTCCTGCTAGAGTATCCTTCAAACTCCCCTCAAGTATGGATTCTCGTGTCATACTTGATGAAACCGGTGCTGAGAATCTACTTGGCATGGGCGATTACCTGTACAAAATAGCAGGTTCCGACACCGTTAAGCGAGCGCACAGCGCGTTCGTTTCGATCAACGATATTGCTAACATTCTCGCACAGAACGAGAACATAAGGAGACAGTATGCAAACGCCAGTAGTGAAATGTAAACACTGCAACAGACCGATAACACGTAATGTGCTTGATACTGGTGAATGGATTCACAAAAAGACCAGGAGTGTGCCAGCGATGTATTACTCCTGTTCTATGTACTCCAGAATAAAGTCAGAACGTAAAACAGGTTCACCACACGCAGAACCAAAGGAGCTGACCGATGACACAATTCAGAGCTGAAGCAGACCGTCTAATGGAACAGCAGCACGGCTTCAACACGTCACAAGGTAACTTTCACGAAGATGTCGAGGACGACGAAGAATTTCTCGAAGATTGTCCTATCTGCGATACAGAAGAATCAATCAACGGAAGTGGTCGCTGTTCATATTGCGGCTATAGGAGGTACTGAATGAAATACTACTACGACGGCTACTGGGGCGCTTTCTTCAAACGCTCCGTTGAGGCAGGCACCGGACCTGCTACGCTCGACAACTCAGTAAAACCTGCGGACCTAGAGCTTATCGGCTTTGGCTACAGTGGCCATCCCTCTATCCTCAACGACATTCACTCACGCAACCTTGTAGACCAAGGTCCAATTCCAGCAGGAACGTACACATTCTCAGGTCCATTTACTGACCCTAAACGCGGTCCACAGTGTTGGCGGCTCGAACCTGCGCCCACGAATCGTATGTTTGGTCGGTGCGCGTTTATGAATCACGGCGACACAGCAGCAATGTCTCACAGTGCCTCAGACGGTTGTATCATCAGCCCACACTGGGTAAGAAACTTGTGGACTGACGGTGATACGTTGGAGGTGCTGTAAGTACACTCACACTAGCTCACTCGGTAGGCGGCTCCCGATTCTTGGAGGCCGCCTTCCATTTTCGGGATTCGGGGCTAAGTCGTTGAAAATAAAGGTGCATACGGCCTTTTTTTGCCTCTTGACTGCGTGTTTACAGGCGCGTATGATGAAAGACATGGCAACCCGAACCGAACCGACCGTAGCGATGACCGCTCGCATATTCGTAGCACAAAACAATGCGCTTAAAGTAGATTACCCGCAACTTAGCAAGAGCGCCTTAATGCGTGTTCTGTTGCACTTATTCTTATCTAAACAACTACCTACAAATGTCTACCCTCTAGCTCTGGAGGAAATGGCTAGGGCCGAGCAGGCTCTAAAGAGCAATAAGACCAAACAAGTTTCTGTAGCATAAGCACACAAGGAGAAACCATGTCACCAGACGATCCAGTTTTTGATGAATTGGACGAACTCGCAGTAGAGTCTCCGGCGGAAGAAATCTATGTGCCGACGGATGAGCCGGAAGAGATCACAGCAGAAGAGGCTTTACACACGGATATTCCAGCGGAGCCAATAGAGATTGAGGAATCCCATCTAACAGTAACCGTATGTGATTGCTGTCTTGAGTTAAATCTCACACATCCAACGTCAGTAATAAGATGTGCTCGATGTGGCCAAGCGTTTTGTTTTCACTTTGCTTCTACGATTGATGCGCAGTATTGTGTGAACTGTCTAAGTGACATTGCGGTGGCTAAGAGCGTTATCACTAAGACATACGAACACAAAAATGCTGAAGGACAGACGGTATTCTACAGACGCAGGGCCAGGGAGATACAGATTAGCGGTCTGGATTGGCTCTTTGCGCAGCGTAAAATTGTAGAATTATCCGATCTTGAGCTTGATCTTAGTATTGAGTATCATCGAAACATTCTGTCGCTGATGTGCACTGAGCAAGAGCAACGTCGTACAGCTAAAATGCACAGGTATGCTGGTATGAAGATTCATCTAACACCTTCAACAACAGATGTGAACCATACTACTACGACAACGGTGAAGAAAACTCGTACAGTGTCAAAGACCAAAGCGCAAGAACAACTAGCGGCGCTGCTCAAGAACATGGCCGCTAAAGGAATGACGATGGATAAGATAGCTGCGATGCTTAAGAAAGCGTAGGAGACACAGTGAAAGAATCACCAGGTGTGAACGTAACTGATGCTGAATTGAAAAAGAACGCAGAGGAATCTCTCAAACTTCTCGGCGACGATCCTGTAAACCACCCCTCACACTATACCTTTGGACGTTTTGAGGTTATAGATGTGCTACAGGATTGGTTTCCAGCAAGTCCACTGCTTTGGCAGGTTGTGAAGTATGTCGCTAGAGCACAACACAAGAGTTGCACACTGCAAGATCTAAAGAAGGCTCAGTTCTATCTCAACAAGCAAATTGCAGAATTGGAGAAGTAAATGAAACCCTCCGGTCAGTTGATTGAGTTTCTCAATCGTACACCACTTCCGTGGGTGCGGTATGATGAGTCGCAACAGAAGTTGATCGTTGTGATAGATAATCATATGCTCAGCACATACCGTAACTGTCCTCAACATTTCTTTTATTCCAACGTACAAGGCTATCAAAAGAAGTCCGGCGTTAAAGAAGGAGAAAAAGAACGTGCGTGGTATTTGGACTTTGGCGTTCTGCTTCACAAAATGCTGGAGATTTACTATCAGGAGTTTAAGAATCCTGACTTTGATGTTACTAAGTGGGCTTCTGTCCGTGCTATGGCCGAATGGCAGGAAATGAACATGGATGTTCACTCGGAGCATAAAGAGTTCAAAGTTATCGGCGGCGCGTTTGGTTTCGCTGGCTTGTTAATGCAGTATGCCTCTGTAATGTCGCCGCTAAACGAGAAGATCAGAGTGCTAGGAACTGAGGTCTCATTCGGTAGAAACGGCGAAGTTCCTCTGTATATTGACGAGGATATTGAAATCTATCTCGCCGGTCGCATGGACCTGATCGTAGACGATGGATATTTCATCTGTCCTATGGACCACAAGACAATGGGCGCTTTTCGCGGCGATCCTGGGATGCAGTTTGAGACAGAGGAAGGTCCGACAGGGTACATTTATGCACTCTCGAAGATTCTTCCGCAGTTTGTACCAGAGGACCAGCTCTTGAAGCGTGATTGCTCGAAGATTCTGATGAACTTAATTCAGAAGAAGCCAGCTTCCACGCCGCAAGAACGGTTCAAGCGTGTGCCGATTAGGAAGACGTCAGAGCAGCTCGAAGCCTATCGTTATAGGATGCTTGCAACTGTACAGCATCTAATTCTCGATACAGAGAGTTTTGCAGCTAGTTTTCCTCTTTGGCGCAACACAACAGCTTGCACGAACTGGCACATGACAACGTGTGCGTTCAGGGATGTGTGCAGACAGAGTTCCAGAGAAGCGGAACAAGCTACTCTCAGCAATGGTTTCCTTAAGTTACCGATATGGGATACCGAGTCTGTTCAACCTACAACATTTTAACAAGCAGGAGAAGGAGTAGCACATGGCAACAACGAAAACATACGAACCTGTAACAAGTCTGCCGAATTTGCAGATTACCAAGTGTCAGCAGATGCTTGCAAATCATATGCAATGCTGGCGAGCAGGAGATTATCTTGTCACAATTACTACTGACACGCCGACAGACGAGAATCCAAAGGCACAGACTGTGGAAACTTATCAGAAGTGTCGCGCTCATGCGTCCAGTGAAATGACACAAGATGCACAAACAACTGCGGATGAAGCGGCTCTGGCGGCAGCGCAAGCTGTTGTAGTGGCAGATACCGCACCCGTAGCAAACGCAGCAATCGTAAAGAAGTAACTCCAAAGGAGCAGGAATCCAATGGCAACAACACCAAATCCCTTCGTTAACATGGCCGGAGTACGCTCTGAGGATATACACGCCGCAGAGCGCCTCAAAATTGCGATCATGGGAGTGCCGAAGAGTGGAAAAAGTTGGCTTGCTGCTACAGCACCGGGACCGATCAGATACTATGACTTTGACGATCGTGCTGAGTCGCTGGAGGGTAAGTCGGGATTGTTTATCAGCAGTCCTCCGAAATTAACCATGCTAACGATAGAATCTGATCTGTCAGTAATGAAAGCGAATAAGGCTAACGGCTTGGCGCTTCCAACAACTATAGTCTTTGATTCCATCACTTACATGGTCAGAGCTATGGAAGAAGAGATTCGCCGACAAGCTAAAACACTCTTCAAGGAAATTAAGGTTGGAAACTCTACCTCAGTCTATAAAGGTAAAGACTGGGATGTTGTAGTGGGAATCCAGAGATACATTGAGTATCTGGTAGCAGAACTTACTACACTTGGAGTCAATTTTATCTTCGTCTTCCATGAAAGAGATGAAAAAGACAATGCTGAGTCTACAAAAGAAGAAACTAAGTACACTGGCAAAGTGATTGTCAGTCCTCAATATCTTCAGAACAGTCTCAGTCTTTTTAACGAGGTTTATCGTATTGTGGTTACAGGTAAGCAAGAGTATAAAGTCACCTGCAAACCAACGTATGATGTGACAGCTTCAACTACGATGCTCCTCGATGCTGAAGAGAAACCGAACATCATGGACATGATTGTGAAGCACAAAAAGAAAAGAGAGGAATTGAACAATGGCAAAAAGTAGGTTGTACACGTATACTATGCACTATCCGAAAAGGCGTGGTATGTACGACATGGACTGGTCTTCACTTCCACCAGACTTCAAATACCAGCCACCAGATTTCAAATACTAAGCAGAAAAGAAAAAGGAGCAGCACACAATGGCATTTCAAATGTCTTATCAGAAAGAAGAACTCTCTGGAGCATTGCCCGTACCAGCAGGATGGTACACACTACAGATCAAGAATTTCCGTCCGAAGGCATCAAAGGATGGAGAGTCGGTGTCACTGAACGCTGAGCTTGCTATCATCAACAACTCAGAGTACGACGGCCGCAGGATTTTCGCTGGTCTTAATTCTAAGGCCGGCTTTATTATCCTTGACTTCGTTCATGCTACTGGCTTGCCGATGGAAGAAGTGCAGGATGAGTTTGCTGGAACCGAGAAGGCTCACCTGACATTGCCGGGATTCTTTGAAGGTTCTGACACACATCCTGATGATCCCTCACAGTGGAAGTATCAAGGGCCGCTGCTCAACAAAACAATGGAAGTTGAGCTTGCGGAGACGGAGTATCAGGGCAAGAAGCGCAACGAAGTGCGGCAGTACAAATGCTCCGTGCCGGGTTGTACGGATAAGCATAGCACGAATCTGATCAAGAACTAACACAGAAAGAGCGCGACTTCTACGGAGGTCGCCTCTTTTTCTCTAGGCTCTTGAGGGAGCTTAGAGAAAAGGAGAATAAGAATGAAAGTATTTTTTGTAGAGTACAACCATTGGCTTCGTGACATAAAGGATCGTGTGCTATAATGCCCTACATTGGTCCACGTGGTACACCTACATCCCGCATTTGGGTTATCCTAGCTAGACCCTTTGGCTCTGACAAAGGCACACTCTTCTCAGGAGGTATGGGTCATGTCTTCTTTAAGATGCTTCAAGAAGCTGGCATCAATCAATCAGATTGTTACTACACTTCCCGTGCGCCTAATACTGACGATGCTCATGCTTATGTTAATCTTGATGCTGAGTTAGTACATCATACTCCTCCAATCATTCTTGTTCTAGGAGACGCGGCGGGTTGGTTTTTGCCGGAGTTAAGAGAGCCTAAACTAATGACTACGAGTGCAGGGCAGTTGCAGAAGTACGCTGGCTCTCTGTTGTCAGCGCCGTCACTCTCGTATCCACATTACATGATTCCAATCTACGGTCCTGAACGCTGTGTTGCGGATTGGACAGAACGGAACATTACTACCTACGTGGATTTGCAGAAAGTGCGAGATGAGTTTAAGTATTGGCAGAAGAATGGTACGCTTCAGGCTCTTCCAGAACGTGTAATGAAGTATCACGACATGGATATGGATGAATTGATTGGGTATCTTGAGCGTTTTCGTAGTGCAAAGATTTTGTCTGACGATATCGAGAATCCTACGTACAGAAGTCAAAAGTATTCTCCACATCCAGGGTATCCACTGTTGATGGGTCTTGCTGATTCGGCCACGTTTGGAATCAGTTTCAAACTCTTTCGTGATAAACCAAGTGAAAATCGAGAGCTTTGGAGGCGCTTGGATGATCTCTATTACAATGTTCCGATTCTCTTGGGTCAGAACTTCTTTAACTATGATGCATTGTTTCATAATATGCTGGGCTTTAGGATACGATTTGAGAGAGTCCAAGATACTTTGTTGCGCCATCATATCTTGTGGCCTGAACTGAGTCATAAGTTACAGTTTATGACCAGACAATATACTCGTGAGCCATACTACAAGGATGAAGGACACGGATGGACGTTGAAGCGTATGAACAAGTACAGGCGTTACAACTGCTTGGATGCGTGTGTTACCAGAGAAATTTATGACGCGCAAGAAGAAGAGTTCCAACAAAGACCGCAACTGAGGTAAGGAGGCACCACATGACAACTGAGCAGCACGCTAATGGGACGCTGAGCGCGGAAGAGCGCGTTAAAGATGTGCTTATAAAGCATGTCTATATCAGCGGGAGCAAGCTACAACCCAGCGATGAACTTGTGAGTGAATTATTGCTCGCCGCGCGCAAGGAGACTCACAATGGCAGAGTTGACAGAGACGGTTGATGAACTTGTTGGATGGTGCAGTAGTTGTGACAAACTCTGCTATCAATCGGAATATCCTATCGTTGGTTTTGACGATGAGTACGCCACTTGCTCCTCGTGTGGAGATACGCAAATCGTGAAAGCTGACGAGTATCACGGAAAACTAATCGAGCACATCGCCCGCGCAGAGGCCGAGAGCCAAAAACTAGCAGATGAACTTCTTGACGCAAACATGGCGTGGGCCAGCAAGTGTGAAGAAGTCGCCGCGCTCAAGGCTGAGGTCGAGCGGCGGTCAGCGCCGGTGAGTTCAGAAGAGAAAGAGAAATACTTCAAAATCTGTGGGGAGTATCAAGTGAATTTAATGCTTGCCGAACGTGCATCAGCGCCCGCAACCGGAAAATGGGAAGATCCGAACGCGCTACAACTGGCGTATGAGAATTTTGAAGTGAACTCATGCAATAGTTGGCGCGTTGATACCGAAGGCGAGTGTCCGATATGTGCGAAGGAACCCACCGTGCGGAAGGAGCAAGCATGAAGCGCATCTGTTTTTGGCTAGCTATGGCGTTTTTATTTGCGGGAGGGTTGCTGATCGCGGAAGGACTCTACGCACAAACGGTTAAGCCTGCACTGCCGACCATAACGGTACCTCCGGCAAGTTTGCTGCATTCTGACGACTTCTTCTTAAGTTTTTCTCCCATTACGTCGTTTGTTGTTCCGTTGTGCGGGTGGCAGGGTAGGCAGCGAGACGATGGCCAGTGCGAGATTACGATAACTGCTCCACCTGATTACGAAAACTTCAAATGCACAGTAAATAAACATAAGCAGGGCGAACTGTACGTCATCACCTGCACATGGAAACCGAAGGAGCAGAAATGAACGCACACTTAGCAAAAATTCGTGAAATTGCTCTCATACTAAGAGAAGCTATTCCAGTCTGTTATATTCAGAGTCTTCAGCATAAGCTGGATGAGATTGTAGCAGAAGTCGATGCTATGAAAGCAATTCTGGAAAGAGAAGGTTTGTAATGACAAATCATCAATGGAAACTCATTCAAGACGACATTCTCGACAGGCGAGGCATAAAGTGGGAGTGGCAGCAGATTGATCCAGACGTGAAGAAAGAGATTCGCAAAGCGTGGGAAGCTATTCTTAAACCAGTAAAAAGAGGGACACGTGGATCGAGTAACTAACTCTTACGAGCACGCTCTTCAAGCAGCCTATTATGAAATAGGCAATCGTGGCATCTGCGTCAACACAGCACGAATCGCAGAGGCTAAAGCCATCGTCAAAGCAGAAGTCACGCGACAACTAGCTATCGCATCAAATCAGTGGGGAACAAAGGTTTTTGTCGGCGCGGCTAATGCTCCAGATGAGGTTGTCAAAGGTCTTAACGCTGGCGGCGCAATCAATATCAATGCGACACAGGGTAAGTTTGCGCTGCTTACAGGACTCAAAACTCTTGGCTATGAAGTTGTCAAGATCACAAAGAAAAACTCAGAGGGAGATTATGAGCAAAACTACTCAACCGGAGAACTCGCCCTACAGAAGATGCTTTCAAAAAATCAATTTGCGTATCCCGGAGGAGATCCTGCTATTAGAGCAATTCTCAAGATTAGAGAACTTGGCAAGCTCTACTCCTCTTATCTTAACGCTAGATTGCTCAGTAGAGATTCCAACGCGTTCTTTCTTAGTAACTATAACGTCGCCGGAACGCTCACGGGACGACGTTCAAGTAGAAGACATACTTTTGGATTTGGGAACAATGCTCAGAATTTTCCGAAGCACTCAGACGTAGCATCAATGTACCGGCGCTGCCTTGTCGCACGACCCGGAAACATTTTCCTAATGGTCGATCAGATCAGTGCCGAAGATTGGCCAGTAAGTGCGTTGTCTGAGAATCATCAAGCACTCAAGGAGCTACGCGATGACACTGACGTTTACGGTCGGCACACTCGGCTCGCCGCTATCATCTTTGGTATTCCACTCAATGCAAAGACTCCTGGTGAGTGGAAAGATTCAATGGAGCGGTATCTTGGCAAGAAAACTCGTCATGCCAGCAATTATGACATGAAAGCTGGTCGTATGAGTGATGCGCTGGCACAAGAAGGATTTAGTTTTAGCGAGAGCGATTGTAACACGCTTCTCAAGAAAGTCGCTGCTCATGATCCTTCTGTACAGAAGATTTTTCATCAATATGTCAAAGACACAGTTTCCAAAACGCACATACTAACCACGCCGTTTGGTAGAGAACGGCAGTTTTTAGGAGCGCGACCAAATGACAGTAATTCCAGTGTCTTCAAAGAGGCTTATGCTTATATCCCGCAGTCAACGGTGGGTGATAATACAGGATTTGCTGTGCTCAAGATGGAGAGTCACTATGACCTTTCCGAACGTAGAATCGTCCAAGAAGGCCATGACTCGATTGTGCAAGATGTTAGAGATGATACCGAGGTTGTATATAAGTACCTGCTTCGCGTTGTCGATTCATTTAAACGCACAATCGTGTTCCACAACGGAATTACCGTTGAAATTCCCATAGAAGCAGAAGTTGGATATGACTTCCAGACAACAGTCAAGATTAAAGAAGTAACTCGTGCTGGAGTTGCGGCGGCGATTGAGAAGCTCAAGGACAAACTAGCGTCATTGGAATCAAAGCAAGTTCTAATCACAGCATAAGAAAGAGCTTCTCACATGAGCAGGGTTCTAAAGAAGCCGTTTCATGAAAGTTTTATCGACTGTGTTAATCCACATACCGACATACCAGAGAATTTCATTATCTGGTCGGCACTCTCTCTTGTTGGAGCGGCGCTTAAGAACAATGTGTACTTTCAGATTGGTACATACACACTGTATCCGAATATGTTCATAGTGCTTGTCGGACCTCCTGGCGTTGGTAAAGGAGCTTCGATGAACATTTTAGAGCAGATGATTACTGATACTAAACCAAATCAGGTAGTCAATACGCTGTCTGATCGTATTACCGCAGAACGTATTATTGAGCGTATCTCAGATGGTTGGAGTACCGCGCCGCAGCTAAAGAATATGCAACTTGTGCTAGGTAAGAACGATCACAACTGCTTGCTCTTTAGCTCTGAGATTCGTGTTTTACTTGGAGCATCAGATTGGATGCTTGAATTTCTTGAGGAAGCGTGGAGTAAAACGACTTATGAATATCAAACCAAGAACAAGGGTAATGTTGCGATTGACAATATGTGCTGCTCTCTCTTGGCTGCTAGTGTACCTGATTTTCTTAGAAATGTTAATAGAGAAGCGCATATGGTTATTACTGGAGGTTTCTCCTCACGCTGTCTTTTCATCTACGCAGAGAACCCATCGAAGGATTTACCATTCCCTGAGCCGCTCAAAAAGAACTTAAAGTCCAAAGCTCTCTACGATAATCTCATCCTCGATCTTCAAGAAATAGGTACTCTTCGTGGAGAGTTTGTCATAGACACCGGCGCACGTCTCAGATTTGAGGCTTTCCTACGTCTCAATCGTGCTGCCTCATCAAAGGATGACTCTGAAGCTGTAGCGAATTTTCGAGCTAGAATAAAAGCTCACATTCTCAAGTTAGCTATGATTTTCAGTGTCTCTCGTGATAACACTCTTCACATTTCTGATATGGATATGGTCAATGCTATAGCAGAGATACAAAAGATTCTTGTAAGTTTGTCAAAACTTTTCCGCGGCGCCGGAGAAGGAATGGACGCCGCAGTAACAGCGCGAGTACAGGATTTTATCGAGAAGTATGGCAGAGTTTCGAAGATAGAGATTTTCAAAGCGTTACACAGACACTTAAACTCTTCCGAAGCTCTTGATAGAATTCTCTATGTTCTTGAGGCCATAGGTTATTGTACTGTGGTAAACTCAAATAAGATGACGTTTTATCAACCTGTAGTAAAGAAAGTAGGTCCGTAGTGGCGATTTGGAGTATACCAGAGTCGAACAAGTCCGTGAATGTGGCGCCTCAAGAATCAGTAGCACCTGATACGCCAAATTTTCTTGAGGCTGAACGCCTGAAACTTGAAGCTGAAGACGCTGCTGATGTAGCATTAAAGTCTGCCAGCGAAATTGTACTTGATGGCTCTAACAAGGTTACTATCCCAGGATATGATTACACATTCGAGGCTCTAGGAGAGAGAATACTTGTTAGCCTAGACATTCCACTCTCAGGCTATGAGTGTAAGACTTGTCTAGGCAGAAAGCGTATTAAGTATCAGTGTGAGTGTGTGACTTGTGGTAGAGCAGGAAGTAAGTATACACTGGAACAAATAGAAGATATTCGTAAAGATCTTGGAGACTCTGTAGCAGATGCTCGCGTTTCTATTGTCTGTCCAGAGTGCGGCGGCAATCCTGACAGAGTTGCCAAAGACGAAATTTGTCCAGAGTGTAACGGTGTTGGTGGTAGAGTTTGGATTCCACGTTCAGCAAAAGAATTCCCTACCACCGGCGTCGTAGTCTCGATGGGTTCTGTAGCAAGAGAGAAAGCTGAATTTAAGATCGGTGATCGTATTCTCTTTGGTTTCCAAACAGGAACAATGATTCCAAACAAGGCTGGGCTTCCGTTTAAGTACATGGATTACTACAACGGCGCAATTAAGATTGGAGGTGCCGAGGCTATGGCAGCTTTTGATTTTATTTTGAGCGCCAGTTAAGGAGGTGCAAAATTAACAGCGTGGATGATACTATCGCTAGAATTATAAGAAGCCCCACTCAGAACATAGAGTGGGGCTTCTTTGTTGCGCCGCCCCGATTACTGGGTGCAGCGCGTCCGTGTTCTGATTTCATGCCCTAGATTCCGTCGCAGTGATAGAACAGGATGCCGGTCAGTGACGGAAAAGTGAACGTCACCGCTGTCTTGCTGATCGCCGTCACATACGGCTGTGTGGCGGTCACACTGGAATTTGCGACACAAAAGGCTGCGTTGGTCCAGCCGGAGTTGGCAAAGGTTATGGTGACACTCGTTGCCGCGCTCAGCCCGGTGATCTTGCCACCCGCATTGGTGGAGTAGGCTGCGATAGTTCCCGCTGAGGTTATGGGCGCTGTTGCTGTGATGTGCTGAGTGCCATTCAGCCATGTTCCCAGCGTTGTTGTGTTGCCCAGCGTTGTTGTGTTGCTGCCGT